CATCTGCACTTGAGAAGGAGATAAGATCACCAACACTAAAGGCAGTGCCGTCATCAACACCGATTGTTGTTGAACCAGCAGCATCTTCACCAGTTGTCTGGTTAGAAGAACCGAGGTTCTCTTCAAATGCGGTAGCAGTGGCACAGATGGAAACACCAATACCATTTGCCCAAGTACCGGCAGTTCTTGCAGCCCACTCACCAACAGTTGCCTGTCCAGTGGAATATGCGTTAAGATAATGGTCTGTGTCCCGAATAAGGACCGCAGAACCAGTTGCAACAGCGTTTACAATACCTGATTCTGCACGAACTACTCGTAGTGCATCACCATATTGTAAGAAGCTAGATGCAGTAAACCACCATTCGAAGTTCGAACCATTAGGTTTACCAAAGACTTGTACCAATTCCTGTTCAGATGAGATTGCCGTTACAGTAGAAACTGGTCCTCTTTCAAAAGGACCGGCAATAGCACCGATAGAAGTTGATACAGCGGGAACGACATTCGTAAGATCAATTTCTCTTACATGAACGCCAGGTGAAACTAGAAATCCCATTGTTTTACTCCTTAGTTAAAGAGTTGTTATTCTCTGAAATTATTTATAAAAAAGTCGATTTGCAAACCGTCAATTTATAAGTGTTATATCATATAAATAACATTATGAATGAACATTATGAAAAATACAAAGAAACCATCAAAAAGGTATCTAGGAGAAACTACCAGAAGCGTAAGATACTTCTGGAAGAGTTTCTGGTCGATAAATCCTGTAGACACTGTGGTGAGTCTGAGCATGTGTGTCTCAAGTTCTATCCTCATGATGCAGAGATACGCAAGGTATCAAAGAGAGTTGGGACAAGTGATGATAGCCGAAAAGAGGTCTTTCATCTCATAGATCAGTCAACTATCCTCTGTTATAACTGTTATATCAAGAAACACCACGATTTAATCGAATTTATTTAACTATGTATTAAAATGGTGATTTTACCAATCACTACCATAGTCTCTGACAATAGGTGACCAACGAGTTCCATACTCGTCAACCATCTCACCGATATTCTCGTCTTCTAGTCCTGTGACTACAAAACCAAACGGAGCCATATCCTGTTCCAGTGCGTCCTGTTGTTCTCGCATCATAGTTCTACGAATGTCATTATCAGTGAGTTCTTTGAAGTACTGTTGGTCTGTCATCCATGCAAAGATGAACAGACATGCAACCAAGTCATCGTTACATCCATCGTCTGCTTCATGGGAGTGTCCCTTTACGATGAATGTAGACAGTTCGTTGATACAGTCGTAATCTTCTATGATGAGTTTATTGTCCTCTACCAACTGTTTTAGGTTTGAACACCCAATCTTCTTGACTGCCTTGGTTGTTCTCACACCCAACTGAGCCCTACCACCAGAGAACCCACCACCAAGAACCTGTCCTGCTCGTCCACGCATGGATGCCATAACTAGGTTATCATACTCTAGGTCAAACTGCATTGCGTTTGCGACCTGTTCACCAATGTCATTGACCTCAATCAATACGAATGCTTGATTGTATGCCCTTGCAACATCGTATATCTTTGAGGGAAAGATAAGAGGTTTCAGTTCGTTGTCTCTAAACTTTGCAACCAACTTGTATGGCATCTGAGTTACATCAAACACACAGAATGCAGAATAGTCGTTTGCAGTACCTCTAGAAACGTCTGCGGTGAGGACGTAGGTGTGTCCTTGTTGTGGGGGTATGTGAACATCCAACCCTGCGTTAGACTGTTTGGGTTCTCTGTAAGTCATCACACGAAGTTTGGATGGTGAGATAAGTGTGTCAATAGAACCAAGAAACTCACACTCAAACTCTGTATTGAACTGCGCCTCTGACGTATTCTTGATTGTCTCTGCCTTCCATGCCTCGTCTCGACCAGGCACTTCTGACCAGTGAACCTCAATAGGAACATATGTGTTACGTCCCTCTTCTGCATCAACCCACAACTTGTAGAACATATTCATACCGTGTGGTGTAGAAACAATCATCACCTTCGTTGATTTACCAGATGAAATCGTAGGATACACAGAACTGAAGAACTGTTCTGCTACGTTAGCAGGAACGTATGCAAACTCATCAAGGAAAATAATGTTATATGAACCACCACGAACAGCACTAGCCGAAGTGGAACTTGCAAGAATTTTAGAACCATTCTCTAACTCCAAGGAACCTTTGTTCCATGCCATAACACCTTGTTGCAACCACTTGGGTAGATGTTCGTATGCCAACTGCAAACGACCAAGAAGGTCACGAGCAGTTGCCGCCTTGTTCGCAAGGATTGCAACATTCACACTGTCATTGAATAGAACGTAGTGCAAAAGGTATGAAATGATTGTTGTGGACTTACCAGACTGTCTAGGAAGTTTGCAGATGGTAAAACGATTACTATGGAAGGTTCCCACCATCTCCTTCTGAAAATCATACATCTTAAACGGTACAAGTCCCTCGTCAAGAGAAACAATCCTGACGTAGTTCTGAATGAAGTACAGGGGGTCTTCCATGCACCTCTGATATTCTTGGAGTTCTTCTTTCGTCCACGATTGTGCAACGTTAGCTCGTTTTAGATTTGGGTTTCCTAGATAGACTTGTTCAGTCATCCTCTATTCTTCCAAAAATGTGTTCCATAATAATGAGAACTCGTATATGGAGTTTTCTGTTGATATCCTTGATTTGCCTTGTAGATTTTTGTACCAACATCATCATATTCCCAAACCCTCTCATCAGGGTCGTGGCTCTGAACTGGTCCTTCTTTTATATCATTCTTTTTCATGTTTATATTCTAATCCTAAAGAAATTCTATATATTTATAGAAGTTTTTCCACCCACCTTTTGCTGGTATTACATTTTGACAACCAAATCCGGCTTTAGGAGTCTTAGAAATAGGTATCTGATATTTTCTGAGATAGTCCTTTAAGAATCCCTTTCTCTCTTTATTCTTTAGTGAGGTAGATACATTTAACCAACACTGCACCAATTTTTTATCATAAAAGATATTTCGACCCTCTAAACCAAAATTTAAATTAATTTTTTCGTGAAAATCTAGTAATCTTCTAGACTGACCAAAATAAAAGTGTCTGGTAGGGAAAAAATTATGTAAGTCCTCAGGCCAATCTTCCCAATCAGTCTTTTGATATTTTGATCTGTAATTATCAATAAATTCATCTGAACCATTTCCCATCAATACAACTCTAGATGAAAATTGTTTTTTTGTTTGGTTTCTGATTTCTGCTTGTGCGCGATCCATATTAAAATAATACATATCAGGATAATCTCTAGTTATTCTATCTACTATAAAATGGTTTGTGCAAAAATTTGTCATGGATATTAGTGGTTCTTGATCTTCTAACTCAGGTTTGATTAAAAGACTAATACTATTGAACGGCAAATTGTTCTCATAAAGACACAAAGCAACGGCACTGCTATCAACCCCCCCACTTAAAAACAGGGTACAATTTGGTGTCCACCTTTTTACCACTGCTTCCTTGAACGCATCAACAACTTCATCAAGTGTGTCTACATTTTGATCTAGATTCCAACTTACCAACTCAGGATTAACTTGTCTTATTTCCCCAGATTTAGTGTTAAAGCGATAATGGCTATTATGTAAAAACCTTTTACTCTCTTTAGAAATACGCAAAGTAGTAAAATACCAATAGTCGTCCTCAAATGTAAAATAACACTGTCGAGTGCTCCAAGGGTCAGTAAAGAAATCTATATTGTCTCCATCAATAATAATGAACAAAAACTCTCCGTCCAGATAATCTACGAAACTATCTCCATGTTCTAGATATTTTTCTATACCAAAATATATGTCACTTGGTAAAGAGTCGTCATAATTATAAATTTCTCCCATTAATAAAAAATATTTCCCATCATACTCTACAGGTTGTGGAGTAAACTGACCCGTTATACTAAGCAAATGGTGTGTGATATACATTCCATTTACTTCAATAGTATTGGAAAGATCAGGTCCACCCAACTTCAAATAATCATCAATTATTAGTGGGTTTGAATTATTTGTTATTTTGAAAGTACACATTTCTCACCATATCTAACAAATGTGCCGTCCTCATACACAATACTGTTGAGAGCATATTCCTTACGAGACGCCCCTAGATATCGTTCCTGTTTATTTACTGAACGAAATGAGGACTTCTTTTGTTTATTATACAGGTACTCTTTGTTGCCATCATAATCATATATGTATTTTTTCATTGGCCACTTGTATGTTCCGTAATCACCATTATGACCTGCGTATGGATTAGATAAAGCCCACTTTTCAAAATAATCTGTGTAGAAAAATGGATATTCTAGGTGATATACAGTTGGGTCTTTCAGAAATCTTGGTGAGAGATATCTAGATAATAAGTCATCTATACTCCTACCAAACCACCAAAGTAAATCCCAACACGTTTCTGGTTTGTATGGAGACATGTCAATATATTTTTCTGCCGTCTTTAACATATCAGGGTCTTTCATAATATGAATCCAGTTTTCATCTTTGATTTTGAAGAATTCTTCCATAGACATATATGAAGACACTGCAAGAAACAGTTCATCCCCACCACCACCATTCACATTTATTGTTTCTCCATTCCACAACTCATCATTATCATAGACATAGTTATCGTGGGAGTGCCACTCCAACTTTACTTTCTTATCAACCAATAAATCGTAAAAACGTGGATTTTCTTCCACACTAGCTTTTGATAGATACACAATAAGACTTGTATCCAATCTTCTAGTTTTCAATAGACTTACCAATGCACATGTACTGTCTATACCACCAGACCACCATAATCGTATCGGTTTCCCAATATCCCACAACTCTACAGCCCTTCGATTAGTCAGTTTTTCGAAGGTTGATGTAAAATTTGTTGGAAACTCTGTAAAGGGGTTTTCTATCAAATCAAATTGATTTTCAAACCCAACCCTAAAACGAGGAGAGTGTAGACCAAAATTAGTTGCTAACCTGTACTCGTCTCTCTCCATTATTTCTGGAAAAGAATGAGGATAATAATATATAATCTTACTCACTTTTCCCCTTCAACATTTTCTGAAGTTCTGCTGTGCTACCAACAAACAGTGCATTGGTCACGTTCTTTGGTCCGTGATCTGGAACCTCTTTAAGTTTCTTCATCTTCTCTTGAAGGTCACCTAGTTTTTCAGTAACGTCTGCAACCTGTTTGATAAGATTTCCAGCAACCTCGTATGCTCTTGGATGATCACTTTCTCTTGCGAGTTCCAATATTCCATCAATCGCATCTTGACCACGTTCAACAAGGTTATAAAAGTTTTGTCTCTGATACTCATAGTCATTGTCTATGTCATCTCCATGAGATGGAACAACGACTTCTTTCTTCTCCACAATGACCTCTTGGGGAACAACCTTGTCGATGACCCCAAGTGCCTTCTCTATTTCAAATTCTTTAGACATAATTTAATAATATTTTTTATTCTAATTCCCATAACTGTGTTGATGGGTTAAAAACTTTAGTAGTTCCATCCTCTTCAACAATTCGACTAGAGATATTATTAAGTGACATATAGGTGTTCCACTGTGGTTGGTGAGATACTAATGTATCATCATTTTTGGATACTACGGCATCTTCATAATCTGATTTTGAGGTCCATTCCTGTGTTGTGGTTGCAGTATTTCCATCTTCTGATAGAACGTGAGATATTAGTCTACCGTCACTTTTTACTTTATTTAACCCACCCTCATATCCACTTTGTTCCCATGGCCAGAAGGTTGCATCATCTTGTTTCGTGTAAGTTTTTGTTACGGTATAAGTCATTGTGTACCTCCTCACATATTTATATCAAACAAACTTTTAATTGTAAGGTGTGGGTTCAAGATGTGCATATTCATTATCTCTAAATTGTGATCCAAATCCTGATATTTTTTCTGGAAGTTTTATCCCTCTATTATAAAAATATAATTTTTGGAAAATTTTGTGTGTTTGATTTTTAATTTCTGGTACAACGTGTAACCATTCTTGTGCTAAATTTTTATCATAAAATATATTTCTCAGTTCCAATCCATAACCCAATGACAAAGTTTCATGTAGATCAAGCAAACGTCTAGTTTGTCCTCCATAAAAATGTTTCCAAGGAAATATTGTTGATAAATCCTCAGGCCAGATAAAAAAATCTGATTTATTTTTACTCATATAACTTTCAACAATTTCATCTCCACCATTTCCACTAAATATGACTTTACCGTTAAATTCAGAAATAACTATCTCTCGCATTCTTAATTGAGAACGCCACCAACATTTACTATGACGCATAAATTTTTGATTTTCAAAATAAGTTTTATCTAGTTTTTTTTCTGTTATTTTATAATTTGTATTATATGGTTTAGTATATTCAATCACTTGTTGTAATGTTTCTTTATCTTCGGAATCGTTCAGAGACAATGTAATACTATTAAAATGTTTTTTGTGATCAGCCAAACACATGGCAATAGAGGAACTATCCAAACCACCACTAAGAAATAATGTTATATTATCGGTATATCTTTTAAGAACCGCGGCTTCAAAAGCAGAAATTACATCATCTAAATTATCTTTATATTGTACCAAATCCCACTTATGTAGTTCTGTGTTTATTGGTGTTAATTTGTTTAAGGTAACGTCATATCTATAATGACTATTGTGTGGTATTCTAAAAAACTCATTATTCCATACGGGGTCTGTAGATGGTTCATTATTAAATCTTCCATCTTCTGGTTCTCTCATTGGGAAAGTGCTAAAATAAAAATGTTCTTCAACTTTATAGTAAAAACATTGTCTTGTGCTCCACGGGTCCGTGAATAAATCAATAATTTTGGTTTCTAAATCGTATACTATAAACAAAAATTCACCATCTAAATATTCGGTAAATTTATCACCATGTTCAAGATATTTTTCTATACCAAAATAGATATCACTATCCCACGAATCATCATAATTATAAATTTCTCCCAATAACATATAATATTTGTTACCGCATTTCACAGGTTGTATAACCACTTCTCCTGTAATACTTAATAGATTGTGTGTAATATAAACACCATCAACATTTATAGTTTTACTAGCAGTAGGACCGCCTAGTTTTAGATGTTGATCTAAAATCGTTTGGTTTGGATTATTGGTTATTTTAAAAGTACACATTTCTCATTCATAAATTAAGTACGGTAATTTTCCGTCCTCATTTCGACCTCTATACATATAAGTTTCTGGATTTGCTTCGTGTCTCCAAGGTCCGTAACTGCCATGTTTAGCACAATACAAATCAAAGTCACGTCCTGTCTTACCCGCACTAACAAATTTTTCGTAAGTTTTCCAGTATGCAATCTCACGTCCATCACGCGATTCTGAATATCTAATACACAAATCTTGAAGTTGTTTTGGCAAGAACTCATACTGTTCAAATCGACCTATCATATGTTTTGCGAGTTCATCATATTTAAAATTATCACCAATTGGTACTGGACTTAATTCTTTTACACCAGCCAAATATATATCAACACCAATATTTTCAATACCACATATTAGACGACTTAAATCATAACCTTGAGTTGAAGTATTTTCTAAAGATACACCAATTGATACTGCATCAACATTAGTTTCAAGACACCATTTAGTAATCCCGAAATATCTTGGTTTAAGAGCACCAATGTTATAAGTTCCTTTTGTAAAACCTGACCGAATAGGAATACGTTCCTCAACATATTCTTTAGGAAACTCACCCATTTCTAAATTGAAATCTCTATATTCTTTTTTAAGAAAGTTTGATACGTTTTTAACCCTTTCAAGTTCTTCTGAAAGGTAGTCATCATTTTCGAAATGATCAAACCCATATCGAACTACAATATCAGCATCAGTTTCAGTTAACCAACGATAAAGAGAATATGTAGAATTTATACCGCCCGAGAATGGTATGAGTATTTTCATCTTACTTTTACTTATATATTAGATATGGAAGAGTAGCTACTTTAGCATCTCTGCCATTTTTACTTTTTATAGCACCACGATAATAATAAGTTTTTGGGTCTGCTTCATGTCTCCAAGGTCCGTAACTACCATGTTTAGCACAATACAAATCAAAGTCTCTTCCTGTTTTGCCCTCACTGATAAATTTTTCATAGGTTCTTTGGTAAGCACAGTTACGACACTGGTTGTCTTCACATGTATTCAAATCACATTTGAGAACTAAACTTTGCAACTCTTTTGGTATTGACTCGTATTGTTCAAACCGACCTATCATATTTTTTGCGACCTCATTATAATTGAAATCATCCCCAGTAGCCACTGGAACTAACTCTCGCACACCACCCAAATATATATCAACACCAATATTTTCAATACCAGATTCCCGACGACTCACTTCGTAACCCTGAGTTGATGTATTTTCTAAACATATTCCTATAGATACTCCATCAGCGTCTGTTTCAAAACACCAATTTATATATCCAGCATAACGTGGTCTAAGACTACCAATATCATAAGTTCCTATAAAACCAGGCCGAATAGGAATACGTTCTTTCACATATTCTTTGGGAAACTCTCCAAGTTCTAAATTGAAATCCCGATATCCTTTTTTAAGGAAGTCTGATATGTTTTGAATTCTTTCAACTTCCTTTGCATTATACTCATCATTTTCAAAACGGTCAACTCCATATCGAACTACAATATCAGCATCAGTTTCAGTTAACCAACGATAAAGTGAATATGTAGAGTTTACGCCACCTGAGAATGGTATAAGTATTTTCACATTAGTTCCACAAGTCTGTATTAACCTTTACAAGAAAACAGTCTTTACCAAAACAATCTTCCATGTAAGAACTACAATGAATTCTTGAAGTCTCAAACATTACAGCCTGACCAATATTCCAAGGAACAGCTTCTGCAAAACTAAACCCATGCAACATCTCAATTGGATGGTGTTGCAAATGTTTTTCCCAAACTTCTACGTCAAAGGGTTCATCGGTATATCCAACTAGATCACTGTAATCATGTTCTGGAATCCAGCCCATGGCCCCATGTTTTCTATAAAACTTTTGATCGTCATTCTCAATATCAATTCCAGATTTTGCAGACCAAGGCGTTTTTTGGTGGAAGTATACAGTCTCAGTAGTACCCTCACTCCCATCTTCTTTATAACATCTTAATGGAAAGAATACTGTTGTGTTTGCGGGTCGAGGCATTTGTCCTGTTCTGTTGTGTGACCTCCAATCATCACCTAGATAATTTTCACCATCATTATGCATATGAATTGGTTCTTTGTAATACCCATACCGACCTTGAGTGTTTGGTTCATACCCAATGATTGGTTTTAGAATTTCATTAAAAAGATTACAAGCTTTGGTTTTTTCATCTTCAGTGAAAAATTCTAAATTTGTATGTCCCTGCATAGAATCACTCATCTCATCTATTGGCAATCCACTATCGGATATTTTTCTATATCCCAAATAATTTTTTTTTATTGATTGTCCGTATTTTCGAGCCCTATTTAATACTTGTAACTCTTCTTCTAAATTTATTAGATTATCAATTACTGATAAAGGAACATCTGCATAATGAAACATGGTATTACTCATTACTCATCTCCACCTGTTACTGGATTAAAATTCTTCGCATCCTCAAAGAATGAGGTTGTCTCACTGAAACCAAAATCATCATCAGCGTCGGCACTTGTTGGGTTTGGTGTAACTGTGTATCTCTGTTCTCTCTTAGGTGATTGATCAGGTAGGTCTGTATACTGGTCAACCTGTACAGTCTTAATAACCTTACTAGAGGTAACAGGACCGTAGAGATGGAACTTAGCAGTAAAAGAGAGGGTGTAGATAATGGCTCTACGGTTTGCAAAGTCACCCTGATAATCGTCTTCGTAACCAATACTATTCAGAACAACAGGGACATCTCTCTTGATACCCATATCTGTGTTGTCATTGATTGTGACCGTGTAATCAGGTTGAAAGTATGGTAGAATTTGTTCCACAATCTGCAACGCATCATCTGACTGTTTTGACAGGATATAGAGTTCAAAGTCAATGTTGTATGGAACAGGCATATACTGCGTATCCAACTGATCAGACTTTGCACCCTTCACCTTCTTGAACTTCTGCACACGTTGTAGTTTGCGTGATGGGTCATATGACATGCCAGTAATCTCAAACCCAATACGAGGTAGAGTTACAGCGGTCTGATTAGACAAAGATGGATCATCATTCAGACGAACAAGGAACTTCTGCCGTGGACCATACGCAAGAGGAACCTTCATAGACTGTTGAATAGTTCCACTGTTGTCCTTACGAACAAGATGAATGTCATTGAAAAGTGAGCCGAAAGAAACGACTACCTTACGAATGGTTTCATGGTAGAATTGTTGTCCCAACATTACGATACTTCTCCTGCATCACCGAATGGATTTGATTCGCTGAAGTCTAGGATAGTGTCATCCAATTCATCGAACAGTTCATTCTGATTGACCTTATCTGTCACTTGGTCACCTACTATATAGTCCTCATTGATAAAGTATGATGGATCACCAGTATCAGCAGAACTCTCAATTAGGATAGACTCACCAACAGAACTGCTGTCGTCTTCACCAATGATGTTGTCTCCGTCTGTCTCCTCAAGAAGAAGACCAGAGTTATCTTCAAGTCTGATGTTCTCATTGACTGCACTTGACTGTTCAAGTGTGAACTGATAAGTGAGTGCATCCATTGATTCTGCATCTTCGATTGCATCAATTGCAGCAATGTCTGTGTCGAGAACTTCTGAACCATAATCAAATGTGCGACAACGCATTTTGTATACTGGGTTGTTGTCGAGTTGATGGAATGGCTCATCGTGGTCAACGAAGTTAATCTCAAACAGTTTACCAAGAATAGGATGGTAGATTGCATCACCTTCTTGTGGTCTATCTGCATCTGTAGAAGATGCCTCTGAGATTAGATACCCACTCTCGTATGAAGATGGAATGTCAACCTCGTCACTGTCTAGTGTTCCATCCTCAAGTAGAATAGAACCTGTGAGTGTATCTGTACCACTCTCAATCGTGAACTGTTTGGTGATGTCTCTAAATCTACTCTTACTGACAACGAAGGTGACTTCACTGAGGTTCTGCAAACCAAACTGAGTCATCAATTCTCGTTCACCAGCATACCCACCACCAGAGTTCTCAACATACATTTCAATCTTTGACTGAGTGTTGAACTTGGATAGAGAGTCTTCACCAAGGAACGTGTCCTCAGCCACAAGTGTGCGGTCAAGATAATAAACATCGTGACCGTAAATCTGAATTGCTTCTGCAATCAAATCTGCATACAGATTTTTTTCTGTGGTAAGTGCATGTTGATTGCTTGTGTGAAATGCTTTATTGACTGCCATGTTTATCCAATCATGTAGTTAACTGGTAGTTCGAACGCAAGTTTCATCTCTTCTTCAAGTCTAATAATCTCTTCTTGCGCCTGAGTGTAAATTGTTTCACCGTTCATCGTCACACCACCGAGCATCTCTACGCCACTAAACTTGGAAAGGTTTGCACCCCACTGTCTCTTAATCAGTGCGGTTGCGTACTTCTTTAGATACATGTCATTGTATAGGTCTGTGAATGTGCCGGGATCAAGTTTACGATAACAATCAATGATAATATAATCAACGTCAGCAGTTACCTTATTCTCCCAATCCATGTCAATATACAAACGGTTCTGGTGTTGGTTGAAACGAACTGGTGTCTCCCCAACAAGAATATGTTCTAATAGGTCTAGGTTATCCATAGCCATCTGATACTGAATAACAGATGTGGATGAGAGATCAAACAAATCGTTCAGTCTTAACTGATAACGAATGTCGAACATGTTAGACCCACCACCTGTATCAGTGAATGGGAATACTCGCATAACTGAAAGAACTGAATCAGGAACAGGAATCCAGTTCTTACCCTCGTACCATACGGCAGTTGTTGAACCGTCAACATCAGTTACAGTTGCTAGTGTCTCGTTAGACCTTGCCCGTGTAACATCTGCGGTTGT